CGGGAGTAGAATTAACTTCGATAAAATAGGGACTTTCTTTATCCCTATTCTTTGCGGGAATAAAATCAACACCAACAACCTGACCTTGAACTGATTCTGCTGCCCGTAAAGACTCCTGTGCTTCGCGTTCTGTCAATTCATGGGATACTGGTTCTGATCCTTGGGAGACGTTACTTCTGAAATCATCTCCAACGACAGGTCTTTTAATTGCACCCAGAATCTCACCAGCTGCGATGATAACACGAACATCATAGTCTGTCTTTATATATTCTTGAAGAAGAACATCGACAAACTCATCTTCCCTATGAAGCAACTGAATAACACTATGAAGTGCTTTTAGACTTTCAATCCAGATAACACCAACACCCCGTGACCCAACAGCGGTCTTGAGAATCATTGGGAACTTATTACCCAATCTTTTCGCTGCATCCTCAGCACCCTCTGAATGACGAACTAGGACTGTGTTTGGTGTACGAATATCATTTTGCTGAAACACAATCTGGTTGTACCATTTATCATTGCAAATATCATGACATATAACAGGATTGATAAGAGTGTAACCCTGACTCTCCAGATTGAGACAAGCAACTCGCCAAGACAGATTACCTGTCTTAACCGTTGAACCAATACCTCTAGCCATCACCAATGTATTCTCAGGATTTATGCGAAATGGTTTATCATACTCAGCATCATCTTTCATACCGGGCAGTTCTACCTTACCATCATCATCCACAGGGAAAGAGTATACCAATTGGTCCTTACCCTTGTCTTCCATGTACATTCCAGAAAACTCAGCAAGGTACACTTCAATACCCAACTCAGATGCTTTCTTGCGAACCATTGGTCCAGTTTCATTTGGATCAAACGGGTCATCATGAGACAGAATCAATAACTTGTATGGTTCTTCTTTTGCCTCAGTGATGAATGACTTGAACTTTTCCATTAGACTTCTTTTTTCTTCCCAATGTTATATTTGGTTTCTAGTGTCCAATCACCCTTCTCAGAATATGACAATACCTTAATCTGACTAAGAGGTGCCATCTCACCAAGTTCACCGATAATATTGATTAGGCCCCAATCCTTCAACAGATTTGAAATCGTATTCCTACGAGAAATATCATTGATTGTCAGGTTTGTATTCTTACCATCAAGAGCAAATAGTTCCTTGAAATGAACAATGAAATACCTACCCTGTTTGTGTAGAATATGACATGACTGATATAGTTTCTTTTCTTTACGGGAAGCAACGCCAATTCGTGATAGTGTCTCACGAACTTTAAGAAAGTCATCAGGTTCTTTCAACCCGACTTCTAGCATCATCTCCTGTGTCCAATTAATCTCTTCCATTTTTCCCACCTTTATATAATCTTCTTTTTATGGTGGCGAGTTGATCCTCAGACAATACATCAAGAGCGGCCTTAGCCTTTGCATTACTATATCCATAGAACTCTTTAACATACTCTAGATTCTCTAATTTCGTCGCCTTCAACCACGGGGTAAATCTTTTCCTTGGCCTCAGACTATTTAGTAAAAAGTCAAACTGCATCTTCTTATCAACATTTGGTAGTTGATTAATCTCATTTACCAACATGATGGTATCAGCAAATGGTGCAACGCACTTGTTGACAATGAACGGGGGATACTTTCGTTCCCATTCTTCATCATCACCGTCCATCAAAGGTTCTTTTGTCTGATTGACAGCCTTGAGATATTCTTTTAACTCATACATTACGATTGCACTTAAATACGATTACACTCCTCAACTCATAACACTCACGGGTCACGGGCATGGCCATGTGTTGTAGGTGAGCATCAAACATAACAAGACTATTACCAACATAAGGAATAAGTTCACCATTAATGTAAGTTCCGCCACCCCACTCAGGTTTCCAATCCATTCGTGGATAGTAGATCATCGTGAAGTCGCCATCGTCAGTATGCAGAACAGGTTCAATTCCATGTGTATGTGCATTTAAATAGATGCGTTCATAACCTGTAATATTAAAGTTCTTTTTAAATTCATACTTGTACATCGCAGCGGTCCAGATAGGCATCACCCACTCAAAACCATTTGTAATTATTTGTTGTCCGTTTTTTCCACAAAGACGATGCCAATGAGTACTGGGATGTGCGTTTTTTCTTTTACCGTCTTTTCCCTTACCCCTAGAGTGATACTCATATCTCCAATGAACCTTTCTAATTTCTGAAGCAATCAATTCTGCAACATGGTCTTCTACCACACCATCATGTAACATTATCATTATTTTTCTCCTTCCATAATCTTTGCTCGTCTGAGTTTGCATAAGCAAGATCAGCAAGATCGTTTCTGAGAGGACCATTTTCAAGTTTCATAATTGCAGACCTTCTATCTTTAGGAAGCATACAAAATTCATAAACAAGAGTTTCTGCCCACTCACCAATCAGTTTTTTAATTTTATCTCTCTCATCAAGGGAGACTGTCTTATTTTTGTAAAATGATGTTCCATAAATTGAATGAAACAAACCAGCTTTACACAAATCATCAGACGCGCCTCTTTCCGATAAAATCGCACTGACAGAAACTAAATGATGCAAAAGATTCCTAGTACCCTTACTGTGTTTTTTCTTTTCACACCCAACTTCTTTTAGGTATTCTATCAGAGGAAGAAACATTTTTCTAAATTCCTCATCGTCATCTGATTGTTCCGTAAGAATTACCTTCGTATCGGTCATTTGAACTTTGCCCTTCCCATAATCTCAGTCAAACAAGCCAACATGTTTATTTCCAGATCAGCAACAAACGCTGCCTTATACTGGTACTCAGCAATTGCCACAACCACATGAGGAATGCTGCTAGGCTCAACATAATCATATAGATTATCGTAAACAGCACGAAACAACTTGTCAGAATCATTATCCAGACTATCGACAACCCATTTACGAACATTGGTGAACTCCTTGTTTTTCATCATAACCATCAGGTCTTTGACGTTCTTATCACCAAGATTTACCAGAATACCAGCGTCAATCTCACCAGACACAGAATACCGTTGCAGTTCATTCAGAACTTTACGCCAGTCTGGAAAGTGAGTATTTATGAGTTGTACAATAACCTTTTCATTGTACTTGATTTCATTCTTATCAAGGATTTGTAGAACCCTGTTGAAGAAACTTTGTGCAAGTTTAGGTTTCTCTGCACTAGGAATTACAAAGTCAATTACACTGCACCGCGATTGCAGAGCAGGAATAATACGGTTCTTGTAATTACATGTCAGAATGAATCCACAGTTCTTGTGAAACTCCTCAATGAAACCACGAAGAGCTGGTTGTGTAGACTGTGGATTTAGATAGTCTGCCTCATCAAGAATGAGGTACTTCTTACCACCTTCAAGCGACACAGTGGACGCAAAGTTCTTTATCTTGGTTCTGAGAACGTCAATACCTGACTCCTCAGAACCGTTGATAAACATGTAGGTAGCACCAATCTGTTCCAGCATGGCCTTTGCAGCAGTTGTCTTACCAACGCCCGGACCACCTGATAAAATCAGATTGGGTAATGTCTCTTTGTCAACAAAAGACTGCAAAGAGGTTTTTAGAGTCTTAGGGAGTACGCATGACTCTATGTCCCGTGGCCGATATTCTTCGACCCACAAAAATTGATCCATAATATAAATTCCTCAAGTTAGCCATTGTACGAAGATTCGGGTTCCAGTGCAATCCAATACTGCACACCAAGTTTAGTGTTAGTAAAGTGACTAATCTTTTTAGAGGATACTTCAACGTCATATGCACCGGGAATAAGTTTTAGGTTTTCAACCTTGAACCAGAACTTATAGTCTGCATCTGCACCACCATTGTCATCCATTGAATCAATCATTGTTTCATATGCATTTGCAGTGCTGTTCTTTTTGTCAGTGACCATCAACTTACCACCAGACAATGCCATATCGGGAACACCGATAACAGCAGCAGCCTTGGTAATTTCGTTGAGGGTATCACTCGACAGGTTGAACGTCAATTCAGTCGAGGGCATCGAAATCTCTTTAGATGGAGTCGTCACCACGGATGGATCAGAGTACCAATACTTGAGAGACTTCGATGTTCCCTCTTCTGTAATAATAACAAAGTCATCATTAAACTCTAAATCGGGTTTACCGAATAGAGAGAGTGCCGATAGGAACTCATTCAAGTCATAGATAGCAAAGTCACTCAGGAATTCCTCAGAGACATCTGCTTTGGCTACGATGTTCTTCATCGCGGACATAGTGGAAAGACTAGACCCAGCCTTCACCATAAGATTGGCGTTAATCGTAGAGAAGTTTTTCAATACGGAGATAGTTTCAGTAGATAGTTTCATTTTTCACCTTCAAGTTCATTAATGTATAGAGCAATAATACCATAGTGAATTACTTTTAGCAAGTCACTTCTGTTCTTTCCACCCTTTTTTCCATATCGTTGTGCGTATTTCATGATGTTACCGATACAGAAACCTTCACCATGTCCACCGTCAATGATGAACTCTGTAGCTTGAAACTTGTTCTTGCTATAGTGTTCATCATATGTCGAGTCGATGTACTTTTGAAGTTCAACAAGGGTAGTGCCCTCGTTGTACTTATAACCAACCTCTTTATTCTTCACTAGGATGCTTCTCTTCCTTAAAGATATCACGCCGAATATAGGTTTCTACACCATCAATCTGAACACGATAAGGCTGCGATTCATCAGTATCAGCAGGACTATCCTTGATGTTATCACGATAGAAAGTTTCCCATTCGCCGGGAGTAAAGAAGTTACGAAGTTCTGCTTCAGAGTCATAGACTGCCCAGTTCATTGCAACAGAGCGTCGTTCGCCCGGACCAAAGAATGGAAGTACCTGATGCTTCATCCACTGTGGGAAAACATACATAAGACCAATCTTTGGCTGAATGTATTCTTCTGTGCGAGGATACAGACGATGCACATCACGCCGCTGTTGTAGACCCCAAATCATATGCGTCCAACCATCAGCAATGCCAGATGCACCATTGAAGAAGTTCTTACCTTCTGGTACATCCTGTTTAGTCATACAATCGGGTAACTTGGTCCACATAAATCCAGACAATCCAGCCGTGGTTCTCGCACCATGATCATGCAAAGGATTGTAGTCGCCAGCATATGCGTGGTTTGTCCAAATTTCAAAACATTCAGCAATAGACTTACGATTATAACCCTGTTGTAGATAAGCAGAACCGATAGAATCAAAAACAGTCTTAACCTGTTGACCAACTTCGGTTGTTATATCAAAATCTACTTGACTTGATTTCGCATCATTCTTCAGCTGACCAACAAGTTTCGCTGCCATATCTGGTGCAGAGTCACGAGTCGAGTCAATGTGTTCGTTGATCTCATCAACAATTTCCTGAGAAAATTGAACTTTCCCAATATAATGATTGGGTACAGGTTCGATTTCCATGTTAAGTTTGTCAAGATATTTATCCCGGGCCTTTTCAATCTCTTCTTTTTGTGTTGATTGCTCTTCCATTCGTTTTTCTCTCTTTTCTAGAATTTCTAGATGTCGGGCTTGCCGATCATCGTACTCTTTACGCTGTTCTGGAGTCATGTCTTCCAAAGTCAAAAAGGGTGTAGCCTTTTTGAGATTAGCATTCCTCTTTTTTAAATATTCGTTTTCGGTCATTCCCTGTTTCTCAAGAAATGCTGATTGTTCCTCTGGGGGAAGGTCTTCATATGTGTGGAATTTCACCATTTATAAATCTCCATTTTATATGATAATACACGAAAGGGGTCTAAAAGTCAAGACCCCTTTCGCTATTATTTCAAAATTATTTGATTGTAATTTTGCGAGGTTTCTTCGCATCTGGAACAATACGCTCAAGAGTGATCTCAAGCATACCGTTTTCGAGGGAAGCATCGTTCACTACAATGTCATCTGCAAGAGTGAATTTCCGATTGAACTTACGATATGAGATTCCGCGATAAATGTCAGAATCATTTTCATCGTTCTCCTTGATAGAACGAACCGTAAGCAAACCTTCTGCTACTTCGATTTCAATATCATTCTTTGAAAATCCCGCCAAGGCCATTTCGATGGCATAGGTATAGTCACCCCCTTTACGGATGTTATATGGCGGGAACCCTGTTGACGTTGCATTGTTTGCAGCGTATGTATTGAGTTGATCGAAGACTCGATCAAATCCTACAGCATAGGGTGTGAGTTGATTTAGATTATCGAAAATAGATAGTGCTTTGCTTGTAACCATTTTGGTATCTCCTTATAAAGCAAGATTAACGATGGACCCTTAATGGCATCCACCTAATATATATAAGAGTTGAAACCTAAATTTCAACCCCCATACATAACTTTTTT